GAACAGATTGTTAGACTAACTAATCATCCAAGTCTTGTTAAAACTGCTGATACAGAAGCAAGTGCTGGCGCAGGTTCAATTATTCAATTACCACAAGGTATGGATCCAGGCTTAAAACCTTATTTGCTACAACCAGATGGAGCAAGTATTGAAAGTGTTCTACAAGCAATGGAAAAGAAAATTGAAAGCATTGATAGAATGGCTTGCTTAGGCGGTATCCGTTCAATTGAAAGCAGACGTTTATCGGGCATTGGATTACAAACTGAATTCCAAATGCTGAACGCAAGACTTGCAGATTTTGCAATGAATTTAGAACACGCAGAAGAACAAATTTGGCGTATGTGGTCAAGTTATCAAGGCGAAGCGTGGACTGGTGAAATCAAGTATCCGCGTTCATTCTCAATTCAAGATAAAGTAAATGATGTGCAAATGCTTAAAATGGCAAAAGACGCAAACATTACTAATCCTAAAATGATTGATAAAATTGACAAAATGATTTTTGAAGCAATCACTGAAAAAGACTGGGATGAGATTGAAGAATATCTTGAAGAAGGAACACCAGATATGACTGCTATGACACACGGGCCAGTTACTGATGCACAAGATTTAGTAACACACTTGCGTGAAATGGTAGAACAAGGTTATACCAATGAACAAATAATGACTTTACATCCAGAGATAGCGGAGTTGTTTAATGGGTCAATACGTCAAGGATAATATTCCTTATTGGGTAGAAGGCACTGAAGAAAGAATACGTGAAGTGCTTTTTGAATACAATGAGAATATTCAAAAGTTTGAAACAAAACACAGTGTTAGGGCTGGACGTAGAGCAAGAAAGAATCTGCTTGAACTATTTCATTTGTGTAGAGCAAGACGCAAAGAAATTAGTGCAAAATATGCAGAGTATAAACCTGTTCAACATCCAAGTTGGGATGGAATAGAGGAAGAAGATGCCAGTTAGAAAAGTATCAGGCGGTTATAGATGGGGCTCAACAGGCAAAGTCTATAAATCAAAAGAACAAGCAGAAAAGCAAGGGAGAGCAATTATGGCTATGCGTGGCGGCAAAAAGAAGAAAAAAACAAGAGGCGGCAAAAAGAAGAAATAATGCCTTTTATAAAATGGTTTCTGTAGTATTTTACTAAATAATATTACAAAAACATACTGTCTGAGAGGGCAGGTGGTAGAACTCAACCAATAGAAAGAGGAACAATTATGGACGCAGAAACAGCGGTAAATGAAACGGAGACGACTGCTACTCCTACAGAACAGCAGGCAATGACACAGGAAAAAGCAGAAGCTACTCTAACACAAGACGAAGTTAATCGTATTGTTGCAGAGCGTGTTGCAAGAGAAAAAGCAAAGTTTGAGAAGAAATACTCAGGCGTTGATTTGGATCACTACAACAGTTTGGTTGAAGCTGAAGAAACACGTAAAACCCAGGAAATGGAAAAGCGTGGAGAGTATGAGAAACTAATGAAAGAGCAAGCTGAAAAGTTTAACTCTAAAATTAGTCAGTATCAAGCAGAACTTCAGTCAATCAAGGTAGATGGTGCTCTACTAAATGAGGCAAGTGGACAAAAAGCCATTAATCCTCAACAGGTAGTATCACTACTTAAAGGTCAGGTTAAACTAAATGAATCTGGCGGTGTTGATGTTGTAGATAGCAACGGACAAGTGCGTTATGATGACAATGGTAATCCATTATCGCCTAACGTTTTGGTAAAAGAATTTTTGTCTGCTAATCCTCATTTTGTTCAAGCAGGACCAAGTGGTTCAGGCACTGGACAAGGCGTAGGAAAACAAGCTCCTGTGGTAGAAACTGATATATCCAAATTGGATATGAATAACCCTGCTCATAGAAAGCAATATGCTGAAATTATGAAAGCAAAAGGGGTTAGACTCTAACATTGCTATACTAAAGGAGATTAACAATGGCAAATGAAGCAACAAGTAGCGTATTAAGCGAATTATACGCAAATATCGTCCAGAGTGCATTATACACTCTTTCTGAGCAAACTGTGATTCGTCCAGTTGTTCGTAACTACAATATGTCTGGAACTCCAGGCTTAACAGCACAGGTTCCAATCTATCCAGCAATTGATGCGGCTGGTGTAGCAGATGGAACTGATCTATCTAACACAGCGTTCAACACAACTTCTAAAACTATTACAGCGGCTGAAGTTGGTGTTATGGTTGAACTAACTGACTTGGCTGCAGAATCAGCAACTGATGATGTTGCGGCTGCAATTGGTCGTCAGATTGGTGATGCTATGGCTAAGAAAGTTGACACAGATTTAGCGGCACTATTCAGTGGCTTCTCAAGTCAAATCAACAAAGCAGAAGCGGCTGTTACTGTTGATGACATCTTTAAGGCTGCGGCTACTCTACGTGCTAACCAAGCACCTGGTAACTACGTTGCTGTGTTACACCCATACCAAGCGTATGATCTTAAATCACAGTTAACAAATGCTGGTGCTACTATGAGTCACTCACTAAGTGATGTAGGTAATACTGCACTTATGGATGGTTTCATTGGTAGAATTGCTGGTGTTGACATCTTTGAATCAACTGTGATCACTGGTGACTCAGCTGGTGCATATGTTGGTGGTGTTATGACACAAGACGCACTTGGCTATATGGTTAAGCGTGATATGCGTATTGAAACAGAGCGTAACGCTTCTAAACGTAGCTTAGAAATCGTAGGTTCAATGGCTTATGGCGTAAGCGAGCTATTTGACCAATACGGTGTTGGTATTGCATCTGACGCATCAGCGTTAGTATAATATTACTAACTTGGCATAACGGAAAAGGGTCTTTTTAGGCCCTTTTTCTATTATTACACTAAATACAATGTGACGAAGAAGGACTTCGCATAAATTTAATTTTTAGGAGGTAGGACCCCTATGGCAATAACTCTCGCAACCATAGATGATGTCGTTCTATACGAACCAGACATTGAAAATTACGGAATTTCCGATTTTGATCAAGATATAACACGAGCACAAGCAGATGTGTTTCGTGATTTACGTATTCGTTGGTGGCCAACACAACAGATTGGCTTATATGACGTAAAGTATGTTGCGGGCGGCGATGTAGAACCAGACGAAGATTTATACACAGCCAGTCAATTAACTCGTGCTTGCGTTTATCAAGCATTAGGGTTTCATATCTATCCTAAATTATCACGTTTTGAACCAGATGTTGATGTCTTTGAAAGAAAGATGGAACATTATAGACAAGAATATGAACGTGAATTAGATTTAGTGTTAAGAGACGGCGTAGAGTATGACCTTGACAGTTCTGGAACAGTAACAGATCAAGAAAAACAAGCAACTCACTTCTTACGCCTTAAAAGGTAGTAGGTAAATGAGTATACGCAACGATTTAGCCGACAATATTGTAGAAGTCCTAAAAGATATACGTGACCCGCGTCCTGTGTTGGTCACAAGAGAGCCATTTGATGTAGAAAAATTGGCTATTACACAATTTCCAGCAATACTAATTCAAACAGGTGTAGAAGATAGAGACACTGAAACTATGCATACAGCAGGTGTGCGTCGTGGCACTATCACTTATCAAATTCGTGGATTTGTTAGAGGCACAGAGCTGGATAAAAAACGCAATGATTTAATTGAAGCTATTGAAGAAAAACTTGATAGCGACAGATACAGAGAAAAAACAAAAAGTGTAGTTCAAAATTCACAGATTACACGAGTTGAAGTTATTGAAAGGTTGGCTCCTTTAGCAGAATTTGTTATGGACTACGAAATCAATTATTATTTTGTTAGAGGATCAGCATAAAGGAGATGACTATGATTACAATGATCAAGGGCAATACAACAAAAGAAGTAACAGACGAAAGTCTTGTTTCAAAACTTGAACAAGCTGGCTGGGAAAGACAAGATGCTCCCGTAAAAGCCACGTTACGCAAGCCCAAAAAAGAATTTACTGAAGTCCAAGAGGATGAAAGTGAAGAAGCGGTTGAGACGCCCGCTGAAGAAGCGTCCGATGAAAACGCTATTAACTAAGGAGACTAACTATGGCTATTCTTACAGGTAATAACGGCGTTGTTAAGGTTGCAGATGCAGATGGATCTTTAACCTCATTAGCCGCCGTTCGCTCATTCTCAATTGAAATGTCTTCAGACACAATTGAAACAACCACTATGGGCACAGATGCAAGAACTTATGTTAAAGGACTAAGTTCTTTTTCAGGAACTGCTGAAATTTATTGGGATTCAGGTGAATTCCCAACAGCAGATACAACTGGTGAATTAGCAGGCTTGAACCCAACTCTTGAAGCAGTTGGACACGCGGCTTATGCTATTGAATTGTATCTTGATGATACATCAAACAAATTCAGCGGTGACATCATCATTACTGGTTCTACAGTGAACTCAAGTATGGACGGTATGGTAGAAGCATCTATCAGCTTCCAGGGTTCAGGTGCATTGGCTTACGCGGCATCTTAAGATGAAACTTGAAGTTCTTGGCGTTGCTAACGCATTGCAGTTCATAGATAAAGAAGTTGAAGAACAGATTAACACTGTTGCTGAACTTTATCACGAAGAAGCACAACGATCTACACCAATTAAAAGTGGTAGAGCAAGACGTGCTTGGAACAAAGATGTGCAACGCCAAGGCTTTACTGTTGAAAATAACGTGCCATATATTGGCAGATTGGAAGAGGGCTATTCTAAACAATCACCCGGGGGCATAATTAAACCAACACTTAGAAGTGTTAAAAGGAGATATAAATGAGTAATGCACTTGACAAAATGACAGCCCATTTTCGAAACAAAATTAGTGGCGAAATGCAATTAGTAAAAGTTCCTGAATGGGATATTGAAATTTATTTTAAAAATTCAAATACTCTACAAGAAGAAAGTAAACTAATTGAATTAGCACAAAAAGGTAAAACTATTGAAGCTCTTGTAGAAACATTAATTGTTAAATCAAGAGACAAAGACGGCAAGAAACTATTTAAGGCAGCGGATAAACCAGTTTTTATGAACGAAATAGATCCAAGTGTTCTTATTAGAGTAGTAGGTGAAATGAATGCAGTCACTGAAGATACTAATGTGGAGATTGCCGAAAAAAACTAAGAGGAGATCTGGATCTAAGGTTTATGTATAGGTTGGCAAAAGATTTAGGTCTCACAATAAAAGATGTTATGAAAATGACAACTGCTGAATTTATGGGATGGGCCGCATTTTATAAAATAGAAGCAGAAGAAGAACGTAAAGCAATGAACAGGGCAAAAGTGAGGAAATAAAATGGCTGCAAATGACGTAACAATACGATTTAGAGGCGATACCAGCCATTTATTACGAAGTGTTCGCCAAGTTGAGAGATCGTTAAAAAGAGTAAACACGGCAGGTGACCGTGCTTCAAAATCAGTTGCAAAAATTGGCAACAGTGCAAATCAAGCAACTGGTGCATTACGTGCAATGGTTGGAGCACTTGCTGGTGCCAGTTTGTTTAGCTTTATTGATAATATGCAACAAGCAGATAATATGCTTCGTGTTGCAACTAAATCCTCACAAGAATTTGAATTTGCACAACGAGCCGCTTTAGAAACAGCACAGCGTTATGGTGTAGGTTTAAATGAACAAACTTCACTTGTTGCATCATTAGCACGTAACCAAGACAAACTTGGTTATAACATTAATCAGTCAGCTATGGCTGCAGAAGCACTTACAGCAGGTTTATATGCCAGTGGAGTAGGTGGAGCACAAGCTAACAGCGTAATTACACAGTTCAATCAAATACTTGCTAAAGGCAAAGTAAATGGTGATGAATTTACAACCATTATGGAAAACTTAGGTGGACCAGTAATGGATCTTGTTGCAGAGAATATGGGTGTGACTACTGCTGAACTTATTGATCTTAAAGAAAAAGGATTGATTGGTGCTAAGGACTTTACCGATGCTCTTATTCGTAGTTTAGATGATTTAAGAAATATGGGTGGCAAATCTGTATTAACTTTAGGTCAAAGTGTTCAACGTGTTCAAAACAGTTTTGCTACATTTCTTAAACGTGTTGAAAATGCTACTGGAATATTAGCAAAAACTGCTTCAGCATTTGACTTTTTAGGAAAAAACATCAAAGTAGTAGTAACATTTGCCAGTGCATTTGTTGGTATATTAGCAATAGGTAAGATAGCAAGTATTATTGCAGGTATTGTTAGACTTACTAAAGCCATTAGAACTATGGGTGTAGGATTAGCAGTTGCTCAAGCATTTGCTACAGGTGGTATCAGTGCTATAACAGCACTTGCAGGTGCTACAGCAGTGGCAGCAGGAGCATATGCACTATTTCCAGATGAAGGTGAATTAGATAAAAATCTTGTTGATCCTATAGATGACGCTACTACTGCTACTGATAATCTAAACAACACTCTTGCAGATACGCCTGGTCAACTACAAGGTATTACAGACAAATATAAAGAAATATTAACTGATTTAGACAATCAAATACGTCTTTCTAAACTTAGTAATGACGAACGAGAAATAGAAGCTGAACTTTTACGTATAAACAAGTCATTAAGTGATAAAATGACTGAATCGCAAAAAGCATTAGTTGCAGAAAAACTTAGAGAAGTCCAAGCAAACGAACGAAATGTTACTTTATTGCAAGACCAGGGACGTGCAATAAAAGAATTTTCTAATATGTATCAAGATTCAGTTGATAAAGCAGTTGAAGCACATACAAAACTACAAACGATGTTAGAATTAGGTATAACATCTGATGAATATGAAAAACAACTTGAACAAAATCTCTTAAACGATAAACAATTTCAACAGGCTGCACTTGATAATGCAAAAGGTGCTATTAGAAGAGCTATTCAAGATCAAGTTTCTAAATATGATACATTATATGATTTACAAGTAGAACACCAAAGAAAAGTTAGTCAAATAACTTGGATGCTAACAAAGGATGAACTTGGTGCTATTCAACTTACTGAAGATGAACGCAAAATCTTAAATCAAACATTGATTAAGATGGAGCAAGATTTAGCTCACGAAAAGTTTAAGTTACAAGATCAAGAAGTTGAACGTGCTCGTCAGCGTAATAAAGAAATACAAGATATTAATCTTAGAAGAATTAGTCGCGTATATGAAGCAGAAGCGGCAGCTGGTAAAGCTATTGCTAATGAAAATACCAGTGGTGTATTACAAGAAATAGGCAGACAAGAACGTATTCAAAAAATAGTTAATGATCGTATTGAGTTTGAAAAGAAATCAGAAACTGAAAAATGGCAATGGGCAGTTGGTCAAGCAGGCAGTGCTTTTGAAGAATTAGGTCGTTATAACAAAAAAGCATTTGAAGCAAGCAAAGCACTACGTATTGCAGAAGCCATAATGAACACATATCAAGCGGCAACCTTGGCACTTGCTACATATCCGCCACCCTTTGGATTTATTGGAGCGGCAGTTGCTGTTGCGGCTGGTTTAGCAAATGTTGCAACCATTAGAAGTCAACAATACACAGGACGTCAATTAGGTGGTGCTGTGTCAATGGGCGACAGTTATTTGGTTGGTGAAACAGGACCGGAAATTTTTACTCCAGGTGCAAGTGGTAGAATAGATAGAATTGAAGGTAGTCAAGCACCAGTTGATATTACATTTAACATTAACGCTGTTGATGCGGCAAGTGTGGATGAATTGCTTATCCAACGCAAAGGCACAATACAACAGGTTATCTCTGACGCTATGTTAGAGAGAGGACAAAGGAGTAGATTCTAATGGCTGATTTAGCAAGTAGTTTTCCAACAACACCAAGTTTTAACGCTGTAGAATTTCAAACTAACACTCCTACTCTTGCTACAACTACGTTTAGTGGCAAAAGCAGAAGAACAGGTTATGGACATCAGTTTTATGAATGGGAAGTAAAATATCCTCCATTAACTGATAGAAGTGCAGGTATAGTTTTAGGCTTTATGGCACAAACATATGGTCCTGCACTTAGTTTTGAAATTACACTACCAGAAATTTCATATTCAAAATCAACAAATCCTCCAAGCACAACACCAGCAACAAACGGCAGTGTTATTGCAGGAGTAAAACAAGTTGATTTGTCAAACTGTGGTGCAAACAAAGAAGTATTATATGTAGGTGATTATTTTAAATTTGACAATCACTCAAAAGTTTATCAAGCAGTTGCAACTTGCACAAGTGATGGCAGCGGCAATGCAACACTTTATTTTGCAGGCAGTTTAGTTGAAGCAGTTCCCGGAGGAACAGACCTAACTATTACAGCAGTGCCATTTACTGCTATTGCACTTAGTGATGTTCAAAAATTTGATGTAGGCATTGGCGGTATGACAAGTATGAGCATCAAGATGAGGGAGACTTGGTAAGTGAAAAGTTTTGCTGATGATAGTGCTTTAAGAGATGAATATTATAGAGATCATAATTTTGCAGTTGATCTTATAGAAATACATCTTAAAGATAGTGGCGGAAACAATGATCCTTTGTATCTAAGCAGTGGTGCTATTGATATTGATTTTGATTCTGATACTGCTCCAGACGCTGGCACAAACACATACAGTGCGCAAGGTCAGTTTATGGGGTATACACCTATCACAGAAGATTTTGACGTGCGTGTGGGCAAATTTAGCGTCACACTAAGCGGATTATCAAGTGGTTATATTGACAAGTTTATAGGCAATGAACCAGAAGGCAAAAGGGTTTGTGTTTATAAAGCATTTCTTGATTTAAACACACTTGATATTATTGGCACAGACTCAGCAGGACAAACAGGTCCTATCTTGATGTTTGATGGAGAAATATACAATGTCAACATTCAAGAAACAGCAGAAACTTGCACTATATCAGTAGACGTTTCAAGTCACTTTGCAGACTTTGAACGCACAGCAGGGCGTAAAACAAATAACTGGAGTAACTGGCTTTTCCAAGATGCAAAATATGATACTGCATTTGAAAAGGCTGGATTTGTGGGCAACTCCGAATTCTTATGGGGACGCACAGAATGATAGTAAGAAAAATGAGACCAGAAGAAATAGACGTAACAATTAATCTATTTCGTTATTATGCAAATGAAGCTGCCAACAATAATCCAGAGCTTGGTGCAGAGTTTGATGAAGATTCAGTTATTGAAACTATACGCACAAGAAATATACATCCAGAATACGTATGGTTTAACGCTTATGAAGGCACAAGACCAGTAGGATTTATTTCAGCAGGTGTTACACAAGCACCTTGGAACAAAGAAATATTGTATGCACATATTGAATTGATCTATATGTTAGAAAGCCATAGAAATATGGACACATTTAGACAAATGGTTGATCAAGTTGAACAATGGGCAAAGAATTACGGTGCTCAAAAAATTACAGCAGGCGACATTGGAGTGAATCCAGATAGAACACGCAAAGTGTATCAACATCTTGGATTTAATGAAAGTTGCTTTATGGACAAGGATTTAGAATATGTCTAATATTGTTAAAGGTATAGGAAAAGCAATCAGCGGTGTTGTTAAAGGCGTTGTTAATGTTGTTAAGGGTGTAGTTAAAGCAGTTGTTGATGTTGTTTCCAGTGTAGTAAATTTTATTGCACAACCTTTTCTTGGATTATTAGGCGGAGCACCTGACATACCTGATGCGGCGGCAGAAAGTCAACGTCAACAAGGTGTTTTAATTACACAACAAGGTTCAAACATAAACATTCCTGTTATCTACGGATATAGACAAGTAGGTGGCAATATTGTATATGCAGAAACAGGTGCTGACAACAACAGATACTTGTGGGTTGCATATGTTTTATCAGAAGGCCCAGTTGAAGGCTTAAGAGAATTATTCATAGATGACAATCAATTGCCAGCTGAAGTTATACCTTTACTAAACAACGGACAAACAGTTACAGTCAGCAATGGCAAATACAAAGACAGAGTTCAATTACAATTCAGTCACGGACAATACAATGCAACACCAAGTTCAAGCAATGTAGGAACTTGGAGTTTGATGCAGGATGCACCAAGCTGGAAAAGTTCAATGGTTTATAATGGTGTTGCTACACTTTTTGCAAGATATGAATGGAAGAAAATTGAAACGCAAGAAGATGCGGACAACAATCCATTCAGTGGTAATATCCCAAGAATAAAAGTAGGTGTGTTAGGTAGAAAAGTTGCAAGTCTTACAGATGGCAGTTCACCTGAAAACTTTGCATATGATTCAGCACCAACTACACCTTATTCATATAATCCTGCTGAAGTATTGCTGGACTATTTGCGTAACCCAAGATATGGTAAAGGGCTAAAAAACTCTGACATTGATTGGGATAGCTTTAGAACAGCGGCTTCTAAATGTGCCCAAACAGTTACATACATCAACGGCGTAACAGGGCCAATTATGACTTGCAACTATGTGCTTGACACAGGACAAACTCTGTTTGCAAACACTAAGAATTTGCTTATGGGCTTTAGAGCTTATATGCCATTTTCGCAAGGCAAATACAAACTTAGGATTGAAGATGCAGGCAATCCAACAGATATTACCAGTGGTGTAGCCACGATCGTTGCAACATTCAACGAGGACAACATTCAAGGACCGGTCACTTATTCAGCCGTTGAAAGAACATCAAAATATAACCAGGTGCAAATAAACTATGTTGATCCAGACAAGAAGTTTTCAGTAGAAAGTGTTATCTATCCTGAAACAGATAGTGAGCGTCAAACTTATATTGACAAAGACGGAGGGCGTGTTAATAAACTTGAAGCAACATTCCCTACAATAACAAACTATGCTATTGCTAAAGATTTTGCACGTTTGTTGTTTAATAAATCACGTTATCAAGAGTCAGTAAGTTTTACAGCAAGTTCACAAGCACTTGAACTTGAAGTAGGTGATAACATCTATATTCAAAGTAAGATGTTAAACTTTGGTAGCACACCATTCCGCGTAATTACTATGCGTGTCAACAATGATATGACAGTTGACCTTGGATGTGTGCGTAATGAAGATAGTTTATATCCTCACACAAGAGTTGGCGAAGAAGATATTGTGTTGCCACCATATATTCCAAAAGGTGCAACAATTGATTATCCAGAAACTGTAGGCGGTGTTCCAGTAGGACTTGTGCCTCCTACCAGTGCAGATGTTCCTGTGCTTCATTTTCCACCAAGAATTTTTAACATCTCACCCGACAGTGTTGATAGTGCAGGCTACACAACAATCACAGTTAATGGTGACAACTTTCAAACTGGTATTACAGCAAAATGGATTGGCACAGATGGCACAGAATATCTGCCAGACTCAGCAGGTGGCAGTGATGTTACAAGAAACAGTTCTACACAATTAACATTTGAAACACTACCAGGTATGACTGATGCAAATCAACCATATGATTTGGTAGTTATAAATTCAGCAAGTTTTGGCAGTCTAACAGCGAGGGTAAACAACGTATTAAATGTAGATGGCACAACAACTACACCGGACACGCCTATACAAGATCCGCCAGTAACTGAAGATCCAGAAGATCCAACAATTACACCAGGTCCATCAGATCCGCCACCAGAAGGTCCAGGTGACAATGATACACCACCTGATGGTCCAGGACAACCTGTTACATTTGATGATTTTGTTGAATTTACTAAAGTTGAATATTCAGTAGAAGGCGATCTTGTGTATGCTACAATTACAGGAACACAGCCTGATAGAAATGATTATAAAGAACTTATAATCTATTATAAACGTGCTATTGCAACTGAAACTGTTTATCAGCAAATGGTTGTTACTACAAAACCAGGTGCAAATAAACCATTTAGTTTCCGTTTAGGACCTTTACTAAAAGGCAGAACACAGTATGACCTAATTAGTAGAGTAAAATACGCAACAGGCGAATTATCTACACGAGTTAACAAAATTAAATTAGATGCAAGCGGTGCTACAACAGCAGAAGATCCAAGAGATTATGTTGAACAAGCAAGCACTGGTTGGCCAGCGGCACCAGGTGAAGCTGTTAAACGTAGAGATACTAAGATTGATAAACTTGTTGGTCAAACACTGTTAACAGGCGGACAACCAAAAGATCCTAAAGAAATACAAATCACAGTAAGAGCTGATGTGTTTAATCAGCCTGCAAACTATGATGTTACTGGTATAGTTTATTATGTTAAAACAAGTGCAGGCAGTCAATGGACACGCTATGAACGTGCATTTGCAACTCCATATGTGCCGGGCGTAGAACAAACATTTACACTTGATATATTTGGATCACCAACATATCCAAGCATACCAACTTCAGCACAACAAAATTATGATGTTATTTTCCGTTTTGCACACAAGGATGGAAAAGAATCAACAGAGCAATGGCGTATAATGGGCATTGCAACAGAATACAGTGCATTAGGATCTTATGACTTTGATCCATTCTTTGGTGAAAATATATTCAAAGAAAAAGCAACAGCATATGATATTGAATTGGTAGATCCAAGTGCACCAAGTGCGGCAAGTTCAATGACAGTTGCGTTAGACAGTTTAACTGCTTCATTGAGTGGCACAAAAGTATGGAACTTTTATATCAAACCGCCAGAAGCAACTGTGCTTGCAGATTGGCGTGGTATAAGAGTTCGTTATAGACCAGTTGTTCCTGGCAGTGATCCAGATTTTGAAACTTATGAATCAACTTCAGTTAGCATTAACGGTGTTACTGGATTACATTACTTGCCATTATATCTTGAATTTGATACAGAATACGAAATAGTTTTAACACCAATGTATACAAATGCAGGTGTTAGAACAGATTCTACAGAAAGTTTATTTGGCACAGGCTTTATTCATAGAAAACAAACAAGAGAAGATTATCCAAGCACAGGCAATTGGTTGCAATCATTTAACTTTAAAGAAATGAAAACAAGTCTTGCTCTTAAAACTATTGACGAAGCATTTCCAGCACCAGTTGATCCATTAGTTGACATTACAGAATGGAAGATTATTACACCTACAAGTTGGAAAGGTGCAAATGATCCTGCGGCATACTATAAACTAACATTTGATCATAGAGCACTAACAGATTTTAGTCAATTAAACGTGTATAGACGCTCAAATGGCTATGGAAGTGTTACTGATACATATGGGACATACTACGGTATTGGTAGATGGGAAAAAGTTGAAATAACAAGCGTAGAGGCGTCTGATAGCACTACTATTTTCTTACGTCCGCCATTGCATTTTGAAGAATATAATCCATATTTCCAAATTGGAGGTTCGCAAAGTCTTAGACGTAGTTTTGCAGAAGAAGCAATTAGCGGATATGGTCCAAAAGACACAGATGAATTTTTAATTGTGGTAGAAGAAACTGGTGGAGAAGCAACTATTGGTTGGTTCTTGCAAGGTGGCAATGGTAGTAGCACAACAGAAGATCTATTACAAGGTTTAAGACCAAAAGAAGTTACTCTTGCAGATTATGGTTATTTCAATTCAGCACTTGAAAAGAATTTAAGCCAAGCAATCACAAGGATTGCTATTGCAGACGTAAAATACAACTATAGAAGTAGTTATAGCGATATTGTAGCAACAACTACTCCGGCGATAGAGTAGGAGATAAGATGGCAATACCAAGTTTTAACGGCGTATTTGATACAAGCCTACAAAAAATACAAACTACAAATGGATCTACTTGGGCAGACCTTGGCAGTGCTCCTTATACAACTTGGAGCAGTTGGACCAATTGGACACCAGCACCTGTTAGTCCTTTAACTTGGGTAACAGAAACTATTGATCTTGGCGAAACTGCATATTTTAATCTTACTTGGAACATAACCTGCGTAGGAACACCAACTTTTACTGTGTATACTTCAACAACTGGTGCATTTGCAGGTGAAGAAACCAGCACAACCATAAACAGAGATGACACTGATATAGAAGCATTTTATGGTCAATATGTTGCGCTGTATATAAGTGTTGCACAAGACGCAGGTGGACCGCCACCCGAAATAAGTGCATTTGATTGGGTTGCAAGCGGCAATAGATTTGACATTATACAGTTTGACATTAACAGTGCAGATTTGTCAGGCAGTTCAAGTGCAAGACAGATTGCAATGCCAAGAACAGTGTCAAAAGTTTTACAAATGAATCTTACTGCACATACAAGTTCATATGTAGAAGACAGTTATGTAGCAAGTGATTATATACAAGATGCTTCCCCAGGATTTCCAAGTATTGTTTCAAAAACAAGAACAGCTCCTGAGGTTACATTTGTTAGCACAAGCGGAACAAGGGTTGATGCAATATTTGATATAACAATGAATGTATTGCCTGAACAATTTATGGATGGCGACAATTTGACCGTTAGATAGTGGTTATTTTGCAAACGTAATAAATATAAAAGAGAGGTAAACTATGGCTTTTCCAACAGCACAAGTAACAACAACTAATTTAGACGATGCGTCAGATGATCCAAGTTTAGCAAGAGCAGATCTTCTTGATGCAGTTCAAAAACTAAACACTATCATTGATGAAGGTGGTGCAGCCAATGGTGTGGCACTGTTAAATTCAAGCGGCAAATTAAATTCAACACAAATGCCTGGTTCAATCACAGCAAGTGGTGTGCAGGTAATCAATCCAACAAGCGGTGTTGTGCATATTCAAGATGTGTTAAGATTAACACCTAAAACAGCAACAGAATTAAATGCATTATCCAGCGTAGCAGGTGATATTGCTTATTGTTCAGATGGCAGTGGTAGTAGTGGAGAGCCTACACTTGCAGTTTACGATGGAACCAATTGGCGTGCAATTGATCTTGGAGGCAGTATCTAATGCAAATCGAAGAAAGAATGACTGCTTTGGATTCGCGTATGGATCGCATTGAAACTACTCTTGACCAAATAGCAAAAAATCATCTTTCTCACATTGAACGTTATACCAAATGGACATTAGTAGGTATCATAATTACTTCTTTAACATCACTTTCAGTAGTAGCAATTACAGTCTTATGAAGTATGATGAATTAAAAGATCGCCTTGTCTTTAAAGACTTGAAAGGTGAGCCGGCAGCTCCTCCAAAACTTGTTGAAGTCTTATATGAGCCATACATTTGCGAAGGTTGCGGAACTACACTTGACAAAAGAAGAATTGTTGATCATCGCATAGTTCCAGGTAGAAATACTGAAGCTCACGTTAGTGAACAGTGCAGAAATTGCAAAATGTTTAAAAATCCTTTAACTGGTAAATTTGATTGCACTGCACAGCAAAAAAACGCCATTTTACGCGGCGATATTCCTAATCAAGATAAATAAAAGTGTAGATGTTATTAGTTTCGTTTTGATCATAATGCCATTTGAGAAATACTCCGTTGACGTAACATCTACACTTTGACTTTTAATAGGTCAGACATTTAAAATATCCTAA